CTCGATATAGTCGCTGAAGACGGCCCGGCCGCCGGCATATGCTTCGACGGCAGCATCACCGTTAAGATCAAACACGCGAACAATCCGAGAGAACAGCGCGCCGCTGGGCATGCGGGCTCCGTTTCGGATCTTGCTCGCCATCGTGTAGTTGCAGCCCGTTAACCGGGCAAACTCGGCATTCGTGACCATTGTTGTCGGCTCTCTGTTGGGTTCAGCTCCGGGGTCCGGGGAGCTGTAAGACGGGACGTCGCGTGGCTGCGATACACCCGTGCTACCGGCTAGTCTAGCACGCCAGTGCACAGCCCGTCAAATCGTCGCGGATCGAGTTCGCCCGAACGGCGTAAACCCGATTACCGGGCCTTGGTGCAGGGGATGGACCGCAGCGTTGACACCGGTGACCAGGTGTGGTAGGATAGTTATGTGCGGTACTACATACAAGTCAGGCATTCGGGGACCGGTGGAGTCGCCACCGAGGCGGTGATCCGTGCTGCCTTGGAGTTACTCGTCGGTACGCCCGAACGCCCGGTCGAGGTGGAGATCCCCGCATACCAAGGAGACCTGCCCGGTCTCTATACCATCGAGCTGGAGGCCAAACGTGGCTCAAGCACTGTCGGCGGCGGCAGAACCAAGGATGACGCTAGCGGACACCGAGGAGACGGTCAATGCTCTGTACTACGGGGAGCAGGGGACGGGGAAGACGCTGGCTCTGGCCACCCTTGGCCTGTTAGGTCGAGTCGTCTTCGTTAACGCGGAGGGTGGGCTCAAGCGCCATCCGCTGCTCAAGCTGGGCGTGCCGCTGGAGAACATAGAACTCCAGCCTTGCACCTCGTACCAGCAAATGGAGGCTCTGTACTGGGACGTCAGACGTCGGATCGAGACCAAGTCGGTCGAGGCGCCGATCGGGGTGTGCTTCGACTCGATCACCGAGGTCACCAAGGTGGTCACCGAGCGGCAGGTCGCGGTGCGCGTCCATCGCAAGCAGCAAGAAGCCGACGCCCTGATGATCACGCCCAAGGAAGCGGACATCAACCCGTTCCGCATCCACCTGGACGACTACGGGGTCATGACCGAGCAGCTCCGCCACCTGACGCGGTTGTACCGGGACCTGCCCTGTCACTTCCTCCTGAGCGCGCTCAGCCGCCGCGACGTCGACGCCTCCGGTGGGGGAGAGACCGGTGATGCGGTGGTCTACCGACCGGGTCTCACGCCGAAGTTCGGTGCTGATCTGGTGGGCTACATGGACGTCGTCATCGCGACCAAGATCGCGGCGAACGGGCAGTACATCGGCGTGACGAAGCCTCGCTTCGGGCTGGTGGGCAAGGACCGATTCGGGGTGCTCCCGACCACGATGGTCGACCCGCAGATCCACCGAATCTTGCAGGTGCTGAGCGAGGAGGTTTCGGCGGAGGAGGTGGCGTACGCACCGCCCGCGCAGGCTTGACACCCCGGCACTGGGGTGGTACGATGGTATCGCTGGGGCCACCCGGCCCCCTAGCATAAGGAAGGCAGTGACATGCCGCAGTTGAACGAGGCAAAGGCCTCGCAAGTCCACGACACCGAGAACAAGGGCGGGACCCTCGATCCCGGCGTCTATCCAGTCACCTTGCTGGAAGTGGAGGCGCGGCCAGGGCGGGTCGCACCGCAATGGTCCTGGAAGTTCGAGGTGTCCAAGGGTCACGCCAGGGCGGGGCGGACGCTGTACACCAACACGTCGCTCAGTGACGACGCGCTGTGGAAGCTGCGCGAGACGTTCGACGCGTTCGGGGTGGACTCCACCGTGAACACCGACACGCTGATCGGGCGCCAGGTGCGGGCGTTGGTGACCAAGCAGATCCAGACCGAGGGCAAGCGCCAGGGGCAGTTCGTCAACCAGATCCAGGAGCTGATGCCGCTGAGCGGATCGGCCCCATCTCCCACAGGGCCGGTCAAGGTGAGCGCCAACGGCGGATCGCCGAATCCGGACGACGAGCCGCCATTCTAGGCGGCGCTTCCACGGGTCACCCCCGGGACTGACGGTTCTCCACCCCTAACCCCCAGCCGTCGGGACCGGGGGTGATCCATGTGTGGGTTGCGCAGCTATGATCTTATATGGTATAATGGAACCATGCCCGAGAAGAGTGCAGACCGAATCAGCGCCGACCGTGCCCTCGACCGCATGCGCGGCCTTATCGACACCCTTGCTGCCAGCGGCGAGGAATTCTCCCTCCACGAAGTAGCCGAGGTGACTCTCGCCGGACTGGAGGAATCCGTGCTGCTGCAGCTGGCCAAGGACCTGATTCTCCACAAGGGACGCCAGCACTGCGGCGGCAAGATCCGTCGCCCGGACGGCGACGAGGGCGTGGTGAGCGACGCAAACCGGGGACGCTTCCCACGCGCCGTGCCCATCGACCGTCGCGGGACCTCGACATTCGTGGGCTGGGGCGCTTCGGACCTGGTCCAGCGCAATGAGGCCGCCCATCGTCGAGCCGCCCAGTCGCGCGGGCTGCAGGTCGAGGCCGACCGCATTCGCGGCGTCGTCGACGCCCAGATCACCGCTTCCATGGAGCGCCAGCTCGCGATCGACCCAGCCGGTGACGGAGCCGTGGTGGTCTACCACCGCGAAAACGGGGTCGTGATTGTCGACCAGGCCTGGCACGAGAACATCAACCCAAATGACGTGCGCGGCGACCGCGATCACATGGCCGGACAGAGCCAGTTGCCCGAGCGGGACTGGGAAGGCGGCGACTGGGTCACCGGAGTCGTGCCCCACGCGTAGTGAGGGTGTAGTAGTGGCGACGCTGTGTAGTAGTCCGCTGTGCCGCCATTGACACCGTGGGTAGGCCCGTGGTAGACTGCTGGGGTGAGTACACAAGAAGAGTTGCTGCTTGGCGCCTTGGACGCCATCGCGAACGGTTGGCGGGTTGCCCCAATCGCTCCCGGTGCCAAGGCGCCGAACCGTATGCGGAACTGGAAAGCCGAAGCCACCGACGACCCGGTCCGGGTTCGCGAGATGTGGAGCGAGCACCCGTATAACATCGCGGGGTTGACGGGCCGATACCTGGTCCTAGACGTCGACGTCGCGGATGGGAAACCCGGCATGGACTCGATCAACCGGCTGACCACCGACTACGGCCTGCCCGACACGCGGATCCACCAGACGCCGAGCGGGGGTCTGCACTACATATTCGAGTGCCCACCCGACTGGGAGATCCATCAGCGTCACCCGCTGCACCCCGACTACCCGGCCGTGGATCTCAAAGCAGGCGACTCGTACATCGTGCTTCCGCCAAGCAAGCGCGAGATCGGCGACTACACGGTGATCTCGGACGTCGCTCCGGCCCGTGCCCCCGACTGGGTGTTGGAGCTGTTTCGCGGTCCTACGACCGTCCAGACAACAGAACACGGGCGAGTCCGGCTAGACATTCTCCCCTCGGGGACGATGGGCACGCGGGACAACACGCTGACTCGACTGGCGGGCAAGCTCCGTCGCAACGGGCAGGATGAAGCCGCGATCTACGCGGCGCTGTGCGAATACCAGTCCGGGTGGGCGCGACCGCTGCCCGAGGGGGATGTCCGCCGAATTGCGGCCTCGGCCATGCGCTGGGAGCCCAACTGGACGGGTGGGGTGAGTCTCAAATACAGCGATCTCGATAACGCCGAACTGATGGTGCAGGTGTCGGGTGATTCGCTGCGCTGGCGAGTGGATGACTCGCGCTGGGCGGTATGGGACGGGCGCAAGTGGGGGACCGACGCCTATCGGTTCACGTACACGCTCGAAGCGCTGGCCGTGCTGGACGAGATCGCGGAGCGGACTGACGACAAGGACACGCTCAAGAGCATCTTCGCTAAGCAATCACGAATCAAGAGCGCGACCGGGAACCACGGCCTGTGGAAGATGATGCCCCACCTGCCTGGGATCACCCGACAGAATGAGGAGTTCGACGCCAACCCCTATCTGCTGAACGTGCAGAATGGGGTGGTCGACTTGCGGACCGGCGAGTTAACGGCCCATAACAAGGGGCTGCTGCTGTCCAAGATCGCGGCCTACGAGTACGACCCCAAGGCCGATTACGGTGAATGGGACGACTTCGTGCTGTGGTGCTGCGCGGGCAACGTCGAGCAGGCGCATTGGCTCCAGGTGGTGCTAGGCCAGGCCCTGATCGGAGAGCAACAGGAGCACATGGTCGTGTTCATGTTCGGATCCGGGGCGAACGGGAAGACCCAGCTCACCGAAGCGATCCTGCGGACTATCGGGGAATACGGGCTGGAGTCCACGGCTGAACTGCTCACCGCGAAGGGCAAAGACCAGCTTCACACCGAGATGGTCGCCTCGCTGTTCGGATCGCGGGTCGTGGTCTGTCCCGAGCCGGAGAAGGGTTCGTACTGGGCGGCAGCGCGAGTCAAGTCGCTGACCGGTGGAGACGAGATCCGGGCACGGCACCTCTACGGACGGGAGTTCTCCTTTCATCCGAGCCACACGCTCGTGGTCCACGGCAACTACCAGCCCGAGATCCGCGACTTGTCGATGGGATTCCGGCGCAGAATGAATCTGGTACCGTTCTCCTCGTACATTCCGCCCGAGGCGCGGGTGAAGAATCTCGGTGAGAAGCTGGCCGGACCGGGAGTGCTGCGCTGGTTGGTGCAGGGCGCGATTTACTACTGCGCCAATGGGCTACCCCCCAGCCAGAGGGTGCGCGCGGCGACGGACCAGTACATCGGTGAACAGGACCAGTTTGACCGGTGCTTCTCCGAGATGTGTACGAAGGACCCGTCCGGCTGGGAGGCTTCCGGCGACCTGTACTCGGTGTATTCGTATTGGGCTCGGCGGGAAGGGCTGCGTTTCATCGAGACGAAGCAGGAAATGGCCAAATGGCTGATTACGGCGGGGTACCGGCGGAGGAGTACTCGGCAGAATGCCTCGTACCCACGACCCGGCTACGATGGGCTGAAGATAAACATGGTGTCTCGTAATGAGATATTGGGCGTGTAGCAGCCGTAGGACATCCGGGGGGCCGCTCTTCAGTGGGAGTAGAGAAGTCAGGGGGTCTCCCTGGCATACGCTACTGCTGCTACAGGGCCGAGGAAATGGGGCCAGCCGAGTGACCCCCCGGCAACCGGTCGGGGCGGCGGGGCCACGAGTACGCGGCGGGTCGCGGGTCCTCGCCGGGAGTCACAGGGGGTGCCACCGCGCGCGCACGGGCTGGCTAGGGCGCGCGGCTCGTACGGGCGCTGGCGCGGTTTTCCCACCATCAACACGAGTTATCGGTGGCCACATTTACTGCCGGAGTCGCTCAGCTATGCAAACTAATGTGACCCATATCACATTGTGTCCACCCCCGATAACATGATATGATTTTATTTTAACCCCAGGGAGGCAACCCCAATGCCAGACACCGGCACCCGGATCGATACCATAGCACGCAAGATCATAGCAGGCGACCGTCTCCTGAAGATAGACAGCCTGATGTTTATGGACGAGCCGCCCCTGGTGGAGTGGGCATTCGAACGGGTGGGCGTGGTAGAGATCACAATCTGGGGCAGCCGTGACATGCACAGCATCGTGACCAATGAGGACACGCCAGTGACCGTGCTGCGCCCTTGACGTGAGGGCAGTTGGTGTGGTATAATAGACCATACGACACAAGGAGAGTGCAAAATGGGTTGGGTCATCGTCATCGCTCTGTTGGTGATCTGGACGTCGTACGGGCCGGTTTGGGCCGTGCTGGCACTGATCGGGGTGGCGGTGCTCCTCCACATTCGCAATCTCTACATGAGGCGTTACGGAAGGTATGGTCGTTGGTGATGGA